TATTTCCTTGAATTTTAGAAACAGAAAGAGCATCAATTTCACCTTCGCAGACGACACACATGCGCCCTGAATCCTTCCATTTGTTTTGACCAAATAAAGAAACCTCATCCATATCACCTAACCAAATAAAACTTTTATTTGGGAAGCGAATGTGTTGAGCAATTAATTCATATTCCTTGTTATAATAAGGTGCTATCTGAACTGGTTGATTATTATATTTACCAACTTGATAACCAAAATGTTTACAAGTTTGTTTATCAATTTTTCTTTTAACTAAAGATATATATTCACCAGTTATCATGTTGCCTCTTGCTTTTGGAAATTCTTTATTTATTTCTTCTTCTGACTTTTCAAAGTGGTGACAGGAAAAACAAAATCCATGACCATCCGAATACCTAGCCAAATTATCGCCAGTGTTGTCACGATTACGAGACCTACATTCAGGACACTGTTCATAATTAAGGAATGTAGCTTCTTCATTGTTGCTCTTGTTCATCACCTGCTAACAAGTCGCCTTCTACCCAATCTAATTCTGTTTTTTTCCAGTCCTCGACATCAAAAGAAGGACACTCCTTAGTGTCACTAAATTTATAATGTCCACAAATTTCTGCTTTTGGATATTGTTTATGAAAATGGATTACTAATGCTTTTAATGCTGTCCACTGAGGAGCTTCAAAATTATCTACCCATTCTTTAATATCATCTTCATTTACTCCCCCGACCATAGCTATCGAGATACTATCGTGATTCCTTCCACGACAATGCGCGCCAACTTCAGTATCTTCTCTACCTTGTTCTATAGTGCCATCTCGTCTAATTATTCGGTGATAACCACAAGAAATAAATCCACGTGAACGATGCCACCTATCTATCTCATCAAATCCAATATTCATTGATGGTTTAGTAGCTGAACAATGTATTATTATATAGTTAGTTTGTTTTCTCATTTTGATTTTTTAATATTTCTTTTATCCATTCTTCAGGTAAAAATTTTCCGGTTGATGCAATACAGTGAAATCTAAATCCTTTTAGTTCACACCATTTTGCGTAAGTTGTTTTTGATTTTTTTCCAATACGATTTTTGGAATTTGAAAATACGAAGCGAATATCTATTTTTGGATATTGCTGTTTGATTAACAAGTGCTTTTTTCTATCTGCTGTAACGAAGTGACCTTTAGTTTCAAATAATACTGATAAACATTTAAAGTCAGGCGTATAGCGAGACGCTTTAGAAGGCTTAAGGTAAGAGATAGTAAAAGTCTCATATCCAAAATTTATTTTTTTTGAAAAAAGAAAATTACTAAACTCTTCCTCAAGTTTACTCTTAAATTTAGAAGTCGGCTGAAGAGTTACTTTCTTCCGATATTTCTTCTTCATTTTCAGAGCTTTCGTTCTTGTTAGAACTATCTCCATCTACTTTTGAAAATCCCTGACTGGAATTATTCATAGATGAACCTTCAACCAAATCTTTGACTTGTACTGATTTAAGTCTAAGCGAACATCCCACTCCGATAGCTGGTACATACCAACCTTTAGGAAAGTAGTTAACTCTTAGCGTGCTTCCTCCCCATACAGTAATTTCAGGATTAAGCATTTTTAACTCATTGTCGAAGATTGCTGGTCTTTGAGTGAAGGCATCACCAGTGCGAGAGTTCTGGCCTTTTGCCTTCATCTTAAATTTGAAGATGTATTTACCATCTTCTTTTTTGTAAGGTAACGTAGCTTTTTTTAATGTCTTTTTGTTACCCTTTTTCTTCTCATCTGAAACAGCATTATCTATAGCTTCATTAATTAACTTAATAATCTCTTGAGCTTTACCATCATCAGATATTTCTAAATCAACATGATAAAGACCATCTGAATCAAATTTCACATCACAGCGAGTGAGGTGAGGATAAATCGCTTTTCCAAAAGGAGAAGTATACGTTTTTGGCTTTTCCATTGTACCTCCTAGTAATTGGAATTGTTAACGTCATATAGTGTCCTTTTGATAACTACTGTATCGTAGCTTTATGAACAAAAGTAATCGCTTTTAAGAACTTGAGTAATATCTAGGTTTCTCATCTTAGGTAATTCAGGAATTAAATGTCTTTTGTCTTTAGCAACTTGCAATGTAATCTCTTTAAGAAAATCTTCTAAAACATTACCTTTAGTAAAAATATCTACAAAAGATTCTCTTAGGCAATCATTCATAAGTTGAACATCAGGAGCTAAAACACCAAAAGAGTCATGCACTGTAGCAAAACTTTTTATTCCTTTTTTAGAAGCTATCGTTATTGCTCTCTGTAAAACTGAGCCATCCAATGAGTGAATCCAACATGGAGAAATTGCGTTGGCACATTTTCGCTTATCTATTTTATCTGTTTCATGTTGAATAGTAATTTTCCTAGCCAACATAGATTCTCCCATCCTTGTGTTAACTCTCTGTTTTTTCATTTCCTTATAATTCATTTGAACTATAAATCCTGTAGGAGTTGTGAATGTCACCGGAAGCCCATTGTCAGAAATTAATCTTGATACTTTTTGTAGCCATATCATACATTCCTTAGCAGAAATGATAACATCGCCAATGGCCTTCCATACCAATTTAGATAAATAATAAGTTCCTGAAAAAATAGTTGGAATACCCGTCTTTTCAAATTCTTCTTTATTTTTTGAAAATGGAATAGGTTTACCCTCTCCAACCATATCTTTTAAATGGTCAACAATATAAGTCCTACAACTATACTGGGTCAAACCATAGACAACACACATTGTAACTTTCTTAGTTGTTGCTCTATCTATTCCATAATCCATCCATATTTTTTTAATTTGGCTGTCAGGATTTTTATTTAGATATTCTAAAGTTTTATCAGCTACTTCTTGGTAAACATCTTGGGGTGTTTCTTCAGCAGTTAGATTAGTAGCTTTACCACCAACGTCATCTCTTAATAGTGCTGAAAATATTTGTAAGCCTGAATTAGTACAATCACTAAAACAAGATAAATGAGTAACAAAATCTGCATCTCTACCACCACTAACAAATTCTTCCCATTCAAAACAAAAAGCTAGAAATTGATAAGGCTCACTACAACGAGACCAAAACTTATAATGGTTATGTGGGTCTTTAGCTGAAGCTAGTATTGCTTCTTCATTTTGTTGAACCCATTTAACTCTATCAGCCAAAGTTATTTTATCTTTTCCATACATATTTGCACCATGTATAGCTAACTTTGCTAGAGCTTCATCAGTTCCTAGAGGTTTACCATTAGTAAATAATAATAAACTTCTTGCTATATCATTTTGTTGGTAATGCAAAAAAAGTGGCTTGCAGTAGATTCTTCCACGAAAATCATATTGCATTGGATAATAATGTTCAGGATAAGCCTCGTATTCTTTTGCAATTTCCAATAGCTTATCAATCAACAATATTTGAGAATCCGTAGTTGCATTAGCTTCATGAATAGGTCTAGCAAGCTTACTATATTTTCGCCTAGCTACTTTATTTGTAGCTATATCAAAAGGCTTAGGAGGAAGTGGTAGTTTATCCCTATTTGGCATTTTTCCTACAACACCACCATTATTAAATATCCTATCGGCTACCTGTAATATCTTAACATTAATTTTATATGCTGTGTCTTGGATGGCATTTACACATTCATATACTTCAGGCATTTCATGTGCCTTATTAGTTATATCTTCAAGAAAAGCTCTGTTTCTACTTTTAACCAAATTGTAGTGCATTATTTTATCTCCTTAATTTTATATGAATGAGTGAGATAGCCTCCATCATAAGGATTAGTCCATTTCCGGACTTTAGTTATCATTGGTTTTCTCATCGGTTTAAGTATTTCGGAATGAAACTTTTTAAGCTTAATCCATTCCATAGTTTTTTCAGTAGCTTCAACGTAAATTGGTGTATTAAGTCTACCTTCAACTCTTCTTTGTAACCTCACAAATCCAGTAGCTTTAATGACTAAATCAATAAGAGTTAGGCCAAGTTGAACCTTATCTATTTTAGGCCATTCCCCATATTCAAGCTCATGCTTACCCATAGCATATACATAGATTTTTCTCTTATGCCTGTAGTTATTTTTCTTTTTTAACCACTGCCTTGTTTTACTGTAAGTCTTAGAGTCATTCTCTTGAAAATATTTAAGTCTTGCCTCATCCTCTAATGAATTAGCAATTTTAATAGAGGCTTTAGTTTGAGTGCTCCCCTGTGTAATACTATCAAGTAGTACCTTTAATGCTATTAGACTAACTGCTGACCACTTTTGATAATCTTCACTCTCAAGTTTATTAATATGAATACACTGAGATAATAATGTTGATGCTTTAGCATACTTCTTAGAATGTCCATTAGTACACTCATTATAGTAATTGTGCACTTGAACACTTACTGGATTTATAGCTTCCTGTAATAACTGCTGGCCATAAATTGTTGTGCTTTCTGTAGGCTCTCTATCTTTTATAACTATTTGCCCGTCTTTACCTTTTACCTCTTTTTTCAAAGCTTTCGCTTTATTGATGTTTTTATAAAAGTTTTCTTTTCCTTTTATCAACATCTTTTGTTCAAGCTCTTTTTGAGCTTCAACTCTTTCGTAACCCTTAGGTACTTCCTTAACTTTACTTCCTATCTCGAACTTTTGCATTTTGACACCTCATAATTTTACGCACAATATTGTTCTACTTTTGTTTGGAGACTTTGTGCGTTTGTGCGTTAGTCTCTTTCACATATCGTAGCTAAACCGATTTGTACCTTGAATCGTAAATAGTGCTTGGTACATAAGCGATTTAACTACGATTTAGTAGTAGTCTATGAAGCGTACTTATTGTTGAGAGTTTTTAAGTCCTTTGTGTCTACCAATTTCACCACGAGGGCAATCCGTTATTCATAAGTGATAGCACTGTTTATATCAAGGTGTTGTATAAAAGACTCTA